TATATTTTCCGCCGCTATTACTATATCCATGAGAAACATCATCAACAAGACCATAAAACACACAAGTTCCAGCTGCTTGTCTTGTAAATTCATTGCGCAACATCATCCAAAGCCAATTTGGAAATTCAGGTCCAACAATTGAGTTTTTTTCAACCTCTGCTATGGTTAATTCATTACTTCCGCCCGTTTCCCCACTAAACATTGTCTTAATATCATCTACAGTAGATTCTAAACTTCCAATTAAATTATTTATTTTACTAACAAATGTATCAGATGAAAAATTATAATTAAAACCTTGCGATTGTTTTGAATCAAGCATTGTTTTACTTGAAACAAAAATGGCAATTACATCCATTGGCTGAATTATTGCCCTATTAGCATAATGTAGTAACATTTTAGAACGAACATAATTTGTTTGCTTATTATATTCTTTTATATCAGATGTTGATGTTGTTTTAAACCCAAGCATTAAATACATATTATTCAATATTTGTTTGAATAATTTAATCTCATCACCTTGTAAACCATTAACCCCCTCTGTAGCTGATGGCGCAATTGTTATAGAATCTTCCGCATCAAATCCAAGTGATAAATTATCAAATTCAAATACAATCTCTAGCCCAGTTAAATCAAATGATGCTCTTATTTTTTTACATAATAATGAATGTTCTTGAACTTTAAAAAGTATTTTACTTGCTTTCCTTGATAATCTAATCTCATTTAACCTATCAGTTAAATCTTTAATTGATTGATCTAATTGAAATGAAGTTACTTTAAAAAAATTAGATTCAGCCCAACTTGATGCTTGTTTTATAGCAGTTTCTATATCATCTTCAGTAACCACCATTAATTTATAAGGATCTTCTGCTGTAAAATTTGCACTTCCCGCACCAAATTCTACGGAAGAAGTTGAACCCATTTGAGATACCGTTGTTAATTCAAATGTACCAGTGCCATTCCCAACGTCAGAACTATAAGGAATTGTTTTATCATCTATCCAGGTAGTTACGTAATTTGGATCAGAAAGAACTTTAACTTTTCTAATAGTTTCAAGGGCCGCTCGAGTACTAGATTTTGCAAAAGAAGATGTCGAATTAACAGCAACTAAAGAATCCATTGCAGCAAAGGCAAGTGGAAGTAACATATTATTTAATATGCCTTCATCTTTGCTTCCAATTTTTTCTATTTTAGTTAATTTTTCATATTCAGCAATTGCTCTACATTTATTTTGAAATAATTGTTTAGTTGCACGGAAGAATAATTTATCATTATCATCCATTAATTCAACTTTATAATTTTCAATTAGGGATGAAAATAAACGTTTTTTAATAACTATTGTTATATCTGGGGTTTGCATATATACATCCAAAACTCGCGGGCGTATATTAGTCATTCCAGATTCTATATATTGGCGTTGAGCGGAGCGATCTATTCTATTAGCAAATTCACCCAGGGAACCGAATTGAAAATTACTCGGTGTATTTTCTCCAATTCCAACATCATTTAAAAATTTGGAGGCTATTTTCTCCCAAAAGTTCATTTTTTTAACCTATCAATGTTTTGTAACTATGCGGAGGCCCATATGCAGCATCTGAGTTACTTGGTCCATATACAGGAGTTTTGTGCCATGCAAAGAAATTAGTTCTATATCCTCGACGTTGTGTAAATGTAAATTTTATATCATAACTAAAAATACCCATATTATTTACATCTTCTGTTACATTAAATGAATTAAAATATCCCCTATATACTTCCCCTGCCCAATATAATTCTACAGTAAAAGCTAATGAAGCAAGAGTCGGTGATTTTTGAGATGCCGCTACTGATGGGGTTTCTGATAATCCTATTAAAGATGAAACAAAATCACCTCCAGAAAAAGCAGAAGATCCACCAAAAAGATCAGTAGATAATAAATTTTGTAATTGACTAGAAGCTGTTATTAAAGCATATGGATCAAAAACTAATTGTTCATTTCTATATATGTCATATAAAACATTAATCCCTTCAATGCCAGATGTTCCAGTATTTCCAACAATATCTAAGACGCCAAGTTCTTCTCCCCAATATTGAACAACAAATCCCCCCTTTGTTCTTTGAGGGGTTATAGTTTTACTATAATTAGTACGAACTGATTGGGGATTAATATACATCTGAACAATGGGTCCTTCTGGAATCATCCATTGCATTAATTTTCTAGTAAAAATCCCTGCTCTTCCATTTGGAATCTGACCAGAACGAGTTCCCAAACTACTTGTTGCAGGAACTGGTGTTGTAGCAAAACTTTGATCAGATGTGGCATTTGGATTATCTCCAGTTAATTGCCCAGCTAAATCAAATAAATCATCTGATATTTCAGGAAAAAGACCCATATTTATTCCTATCCACCACTCGGTAACCCCGCATTAGCGTGAGCGCTTCTGTCTGATTTAGCTTGTTTATTAATAGCATCTTGAATATGCCGTTCACCACAAGAAGGACATTCAACCATAACAAGAACCTCAGTATTAGCTTTTTGTTCAGTTCTTGCCCTAGTACCTTCTTCTATTGCAACCTGTGCTTCTTTTGTTTTCTTACCAGCAACTGCCCCTTCTCTAGCTGCTGTAACTGGTACTGGCAATACTTCAGTTGCCATTGTTTGATTTTGTAATTCTTTCAACTCTGCTCTTTTACGCGCAAGATGGTCCTCATGAGCTTTTATATTTTTCCCAGCTAGTCCTGTAAGTTTTTCTTTATCTTCTATTTCTTGTGTAAGATCTTTTATTTTAACACCCACCGCGGCTTCTTTAAATGCTTGAACACTTTCTAATAGACTATTTTTTATTTCAGAAACGCCCTCTGTACCAGCTTTCCCCTCTGCAAATCCAGTCATTTCAGAAGCTTTTCCTTGTGCCCCTAACATTAGGCTTTTATTGACAGCAGCTAATCCATCTCCCTTAGATTCTCTAATGGTTTTATATGATTCTTGCCCTGCTTTCGCTGCTAACATAGCCACTCGTGTTTCAATTGTTTGAAGAATTGTAGTTTGTCTTTCTATTATTTTTGAGCCATCATTAATTGCATTAACAGTTTTTTCAGTAGAATCCATTAATGGTTGAGCCACAAATTCACCTTTAGACATTGCTTCAATAATTCTCTGGGCTTGTTGAGCACCTTCTGCCATTTTAAATGGACCTGTTGTTAATAATTGAATTTGCTTAGTCATTTGAGTTGCTTCAGCCTCTCCGCCACGTTTTACATCTGCTAAAGTAACAAGTTTTCCGCCTATATTTTTTCTAAATGCTGTTTCCATTTTTTTAGAAACCTCATCTATTTTACCCTCATTTAACATAATATCAATATCAAATGCCCCTTTTAATCCACCCTTACCTCCAGATTGTCCTGAAATAAAAGCTTTTTGGGCAATGCTCATGTCATTAATTCCTTTTATAACACCGGCAGTTAATTCTTGAATTGCTTTTGGCCCCATTCCGCTATCTTTTAATGCGGATCCAAATCTATATAATATTTTAGAAGATCCTTCAACGTTGTCTCCTAAAAATTTAAAATTAGCAGCTGCATTTTTTGTAAAATCTTGTACATGACTTAAGGGAATTCCAAGATCATCAGCAACTATTGACATTGACGCTAAATTTGTCATTGCCTTTTGTGCAGAAGTTCCCAATTCATCATTCATGGCAGCAACTGCTTCAATTGCTGTTTTTGAATCTAATCCTAATCCTGAAATTTCTTTTAAAAGAGCAGTATTAGTTTCCATTGCATTAGAAACATTATTTTCTGAATTTGCTAGGGCACCATTTGCATCTGTAAGACCTTGAAAAGCAACAGTAGTTCCCCCTGCAAATGCTGGCAATCTTTCCAAAGTTTCTGACAATTGTTTTACTTCAGAAATAGAACGACCTGTTGCTAAAGCAGTATTGCCAATTCTATCTATATATCCCGCAAGTAATGAATCCATATTTTCAAGATCTTCACCAGACTTTCCTATAACATTTCCAAAGTTGCCAGAGGCAGCACTTAATTGCAAAAAAGATTTTTCTAATGTTATAGCATTTCCTGCCATTTGTGCTAATCCAGCCATTCCTTCAGTAACTTTTTTAACAGCCGCGCCCAACCCAGATGGTAATAAATTTGCAACTTTATCTGCAGCATCTCCAACAGTTTTCATTGCATCTTGTAAACCACGCACAGAATATGTGCCTTCATTAAATTGTTTAGAAAGAGGAGCCATTGTTGCAGTTACAGTTGGAGATAATTGTGCTAAAACAACTCCAATATCTCCAACACTATCTTTTAAATTTTTAAGAGAATTGACAGATTCTGCAGAAGATCCAACAACAATATTTGTTAATTCATGGAAAACGGCACCAGCACCTTTTACTTCAGATAATGCCATTAATGAAGAGTATAATAAACCAGATTCTTTAGCGGCAGCAGCTCCTTTTGAAGCAATATCTGCCATAAATGAGGCAATTTTTTCTTTATATTCTGGCAACTTACTCATTAATTCATCAAACCCTCCTGTAGAAGTTGCTTTTTTAACTTGTTCAGTTATTTGAGTAAGAATCTCTTGTAGATCAGCCATTATTAACTCTTCATTAATTTACGTCGTCTTCTAGGAGTACTTGATTCTTTAATATCATTTAGAAGCATATTTGAAGCTTTATCAAATTCCTCATCTGATGTATTAACAGTTTTTACCGTACCAGTTCCAAGCATATTTTGAGCCATTTCATAATTTGAAAATGATCCAACTAAAATTGAATAGTTTTTAGCAAATTCATTTTTTTCAGTGAGATCTTGAATCCAACTTTCAAACATCCATAATTTCATCACCGGGTCCATATTCTCAATCATTGGATCATCTGGCATTTTTTTAAATGTCTTACATAGATACCATAAAAATCTATGGTCCGGCTCATTTACTATTTTTTTATATCAGAAATTAATTCTTTCGCTGAATCAGTTTTATATAATTCTCTTCCCTCTTTAGTCATTTCCTCATATGTGTTATATAAAACAGTTGCAAGATTTTCATCAAATTCTTCAACTACTGCCATTTTTTCTTCAATATCATCTGATCCAATAATTTCACTAAAAGAAACTCCATCAACCTCTGCAACAGAACACGCAAGCGCAAATGTTCTAATTTCAAAAAGCATTGTATAACCGCTATTTTCTATCTGAGAATATTTAGCAGCTATTTCTGTTAACATTTTTGCTTCTTTTGTTTTTAATGATTGTAATTTAAAAACAATTCCATCAACAGTGGTTTCTTTTGTTAATCTAGCAATTCCTAAAAGAGCTTCTAATCCTCTTTTATGTTGAGGGTTAATTCTTTCCGGCTTAGTTTCTCTAACAGGTGGCGGTAAATCTTTGGGCATATTATCAAAGATTGGATCATCAACTACAAATGTTTTTTGCGGGAAAGAATCTGCTCCCGTTGCAGTTCTTCTAATTCTTCCAATAGAACTTTTAATCTCTGTCATGTTTTTCTCCAAATTAAAATATAAGTCTCTTGTCATTGAAATATATCAATGGACAAAAGAAAACGCTGGTTATTTTCAATGTCTCGGAACATGCCAGTCCAAGACATTGAAAGAAATTAAGAAAGAAATTAAGGAAGAAAGAATTTTAATCAATTAAGAATGCATTCATAAGGCCAGGAGCATCTAAGGCGCCTCGATATTGGCCACGGTCAGCTTGCTGTTCAAATGGATTAATATAAGTAATGCCAGTATTTGGCACAGCATTGCTACCATTTAATAATGAATAAATGTCTTCTGCGACCAAATCCATTTTATCACTAACAACCCAGTCTGATACTTGATATGAATATCCGATCTTTTTTATCCAGCAGTTTTTCACAACTGTAATAATTGCATTTGCAGCATCTGCATCATGAAATATATCATGGATTTCTATATCAAATGGAACTCGTTGAGATTTAACATGCATAAATGCACGGCCGAAAGCTTCTGCCATTCTTACTCGGGCAAATCTAGTTCGAGTACAAGATATTGCATATGCAGTAGATCCATTAGGAGCACTGTCAATAAACCCATCTGTACCAACTTCTTGAATTACTGCAATATTTGGACGGGATTCATCAATTGAAATATCCTGAATTGCACCAACCGGGCGACCCTCAACCGTGATGATTATGCTTGTTGATAAGTGTGTGGCAGTTCTGTTATTGCCTTCACTATCAAATAACGCTGTCGTTGTATTTCGTGGCATGTGTTTTCCTTTTCAACCTACTTAGCTAACTTAAACTAAAACTCCTACACCAATCTTTATGTAAACCCAGTTAATCGGGAACACTGGCTGTGCTTCTACCGAAATATTCCATTGCCTTGGTTCTGCAGAATCTCGTGAAACTTTTAGATTTCTGAAAGATGTGATAATCTTCTGAGAAATAAAGCTTTGCATTATCTTATTCGCTCTAACTAAAATAGATCCTTGAGTTGTTTCATCTTCAGGATTTCCAGGGAACCCAGAGAATCCAGCTCGTAAACTCTTGGCCAATCTATCACGGATAAATATAATGCTGATTTCTTCTTCAACTGCTTCACCAGACATTACAGTTGTCTTGCCCCAAATTACTCGGCCACCACCAACTGCTGGCTGCAAACAAGTAATTCCTGCGGCTGATATATTTTCCAAAACCAAAGGTCTGAATAGTTTTGTTCGTAAAATTGTAAACCCTGCCAAAACTTTATTGGTCAAAGGAATTGCAATATTGGGAATACCACTTAAATAACCAGCAGAAGCAGCTGCAATAAAGAATCCTGGTAATGTTGTTCTATCAGCACCAATTTGAACAACAATTTCATCTGGATAATGATACACTACTCGATATGTATTTCCAAATGAATTGGGAACACTATAATCAGCAAGGTCTTCAACATCGCCAGCTAGAACCTCACTTACATCATCACCTTGGATTCCTTCTAGAATTCCAATATCTTCAACTGCTGCATCAGTATTTCCAATGACGTTATCAGGAGTTAGCCCATCAATTGCGCCAATGAAAAGCATTCTTTCTTTTCTATTTCGCACATTTGACATTGTTCTAACATGAGATACACCAGCTTGGAAAATTGCACTAATAGTTTGTGATGGAAGAGGGGTAACGATATCACATTCGATTCTTTCTAATGCTTGGTATGCTTCTGTCCAGTTTGCATCGAAGAATGAGGCATCTTTAGTATCTACTACAGTTGCTCTTAATGCTTCACCAGCAGCAGGGGCAATGTCATCTGTAAATAGAATCAATGAACTTGAGTCTGCAGAATCTACAACTCTGAATTCAGCGGCTGTTTCAGCAACAAATCCTGCCGGGTCTGATATAATTAATTGACCCAAAACAACACCAGAAATTACATAAGTTCCAGCATTTGCGGCAGGAGCTAGAATCTTAACAGTTCTAGTTCCGCTTAAATCTGTTAAATCAAATGTTACTGAAGAGCTTGATAGATATGCTGTTGTTGCTGTTAAGGGGGTGATTTCTCCATCATCACCTTCACGAACAATAGCGTCCTCAACCACTACTGTGTAAGAATATACATAACCAGCGCCATAAAGGAATAGATTTGGATTAGCAGTTATAGCTGCATCATAAAAATCAACCTTATTAGGAATGATTTGAGATTCAACTTTAGTAACTGGATCTGTTATGAAGAAATTGATTCTAGAATCAACATCTGGAACAACGCCAAGTGGTAATGCAAATTCTAGATCATCAGGGGTAGATCCACCAGAGGCAGATTCTTCAAGAGTATATGAAACTCGTCTTGGAATTGCAGGTGCGGTTTGGCAACAATAAATACCAGGAGGATTATTTGCAAAAGCTATTTGGCAACCTAGTGTTAATCTATTATCAAGACTTGCAGCACCATGCTTCTCTTGTATCTCATCCATATTAGAGAAGAATACAGGGTCATTTATATCGGCGACTGGAATATAAGTGGCAACTAATGAATCGCCTGCACTTAAAACGCCAGATTCAACTTCAATATAGAAAGAATCGCCCTCTCTAAATGCGGTTGCTCCTTCTGAAATTGAGAATGACAGGATGGTATTATCTTTAGCAACATCATTTGAGCGCCAAACAACTTGATTACCATATCCATCTAGAACCATTCCTGATACTGAGCCGGTTGCAATAAAACGAGCAAATCCAGGAACTGGAGTACCATAACCATCGCGTAAAATTGAAGAGCAACGTACGGTCCAAGTTTCTGAAGGAGCGTTTGGATCTAGCAATGATAGACCATTTACAGTTCCGGTACCAACATTGGTCGAGCCTTTACGGTAATAAAGACCACCTTGATCTATTAAATGGGCTGTTTGCATTTCCATGTATCCCAATTGAGTATCATATCGATAATCATAGGAATAACTAAATGCACCACCGGGAGTTATGAAACCATCTTGTTCCAAACCAGTTAGTGGAATTCCATTTTTATATAGGGTTAATCTATTAGAAATCATTGGGTAATATGATAGTCTAAAATGTCTGCCATCTTGCCCAGTAGTTGATGTATAAGTGGAGTTTAAACCATCAGATCCACCACCTTCAGCGCTTGTGACAATTACCTCTTGCCTAGCACCTTCGCCAAGAAAAGCGGCAATACGTAAGCCACCAGGAACTGATGTACCAGAACTGATTGTCGTTACGTCGCTATAAGCGCCGGGGTTAACATTTGCTGCACCAGGAATATTCGCTGCCATTTAAAATCCTATTACGATGATTTATTCTGGATATGATAAAACTCTTCAGAATAATACCTGAATATGAGTAGGATTTTTGTTTAATGGAGAAAATAATTCCATTATATTAAATTGTGGCCAAGAAAATTGGAATTTAATATTTCTTGTTGCACAAATCTTCTATTATGCGCGCCGCTTGCGGTTGAAACCAATTATCAATTTCTTCAAGAATATTTTCTGGAATGACATTGCGATTTGGATAAGCTAGCCACGAGGAAATATCCAATTCATCCGCATTAAGAATTGTCACCCCAACTATTATATCATTTCGATCAAAATGTAATATCACAAAAGTATCATCAAAGATATGGTTACTGATTAATGAAATTGTATTTGGGGCTGATGCATACAAAGCCCCAGTAGTTTGATCAAAATGTAATCTTGGTCTCATTAAATCCTCATATATCAAATAATGAATTAACAAATTCTACATTAGTAACTATTCTTAAATTAGGAGCAAGCTCTGGAGGTGTGGTTTGTAAATTACCAATATCCACACAGATCATAATAACATCAATTACACTATTCACCGGGATTTCTCTATGCCATTCCGAACGAATTGTAAAAGATATTGATTGTTTATATATTTTATCATTTCTATCATCAATTTCAGAAGGGGCTTGGATATCAGTTTTCATGACTGTTACACCAGCGACCATTGCATCTTCCATTCTTAAATCAATAAATGGAACAGTAACTAATTCAACCAACTCATCTCTAGATCTTGGTGATCTTGATTCGACATCTACGATAATAGTTCCTTCCCAAGCACCAGATCTAACAAAACATGATGGAGTATTTATTATAGATTCATTACCATATCCATCAACAAATCTAGTTGATTGCCATTTGACAACATTTTTATCCCTGTTTATTGAAATTGGGACAGATCTTGATCCGCCTGATTTTACAATTAAAGCAGGATAGTATCTAGTATCATGACGATAACTTTCTCCAATATATAAGCGAGTTGTTTGGTCATCATTTAATCCTGCATCTAATGATAGGTCTGTATGGTCTGGTGTTTTAGGGAAGCCCCATTCATCTCGAACATAATGATAATATGAATCATGAGAGAAAAATTCACGTAATGTTTCAATGAATAGTTCTTTAGGATGAACTATTATCGTATTTTGATAATAATCAAAAAGACTATAGAGATCTGTTTTGAAAGTATTTCCAGTTCCCATTTGATATTACCACCTAAATTTTATACCAACATGATACAACATAATTGTTGTATCGGTTATTGCACTTTGATCAATTCTTAACTCTGTTGTAATTACTGACCTTTTACTAGTTGCTAATGTTGGGCCATATGTAAAATGTGATTTATATGGAGTTCCACCGCCACCTTGATAAGTTTCACTTGCAATAACTCCACTTCCAGCAGCAGCCATGTCAACTTGAATAGCTTTTTTTAATACAGCTCCTGAAAAGACATTAGCATAATAATAACAAGTGGTGGGAGCATCGGCCGCTGTATAACTCGCAGAACATGTTATATCAATAATCCACACATTGTTTGGCAATAATGTTGTTAAATCAATTAGCCCCTCTATTCTAGATTCAGTATTAACTCCATTTGCCTCATAATAAAAAGCTGAATAATCTCTATATATTGCTCTAAAATCAAGGGTTGAAGCCCCTACATTTATTGGGTCAGCAAAAGCGTCTAAAACATATGCGTAACAAGTTTGATTTATATTCTTGTCAGCAGAAAAATTCCCACTTGTTAATCCAAGAGAAGAAATAACTTCCTCATCTGTTAAAGCAGCATCTACAGTGTAACTATCAAAATAGTTATCATAAATATTTGTATATGGAATCCATGTAGAAAATGAAGGATCCGCTCCAATATATCTTTCAATATCTCTTGTTTCTCTGTATATTTTATTATTTGTGATAATAATATTTCTATATTCCCCAGTAATTCCATTTACAACATATATTCCACTATTTAAATTATTACCGGTTAATTCACTGCCAAATTCAAATCCGTTTATACTATTTCCTGAAATTATCGCAGATGCTGTTATATACATTCCCCCATAATACAAGAAAGTTTGTCCAAAAGCATCTTCACCATCTCTATTTATATTATTCCCACTTATATTACAAGTTGATAGATCTCTTCCTGATAAAGCAGAATATATTATTATAGCATAATTTCTATTTATAGTTGGCGCATAGCCATTATAAAATCTATATTTTAGATAGGTAGGACTAAATGCTCTTAAAATATTATTACTTATATTTACCGATGAAGTTGGGCTAGTTGAATCCCCATCTTGATTTACAATATGAATCCAATTTGCATTATTAGATTCTATATTTACAAAACCCATTCCAGTACTAATATTTGTTGAATAATGTCCACTTCCAAATAAACCAACGCCATCTTTTGTGACTGATCCTATAAAATGACATGTATTATTTTTTATTAATAATCCAGAATTTCTATTTGGGGCCGCGGCTAAAACATAATCATTAACTTCAGATGTTATCGCCATTCCTATGACGCCACAAATATTATTTGAAATATTAACATCAATACATGAAAGCCCAGCTCTATTTAAAACGGACCAATTTGATATTACATAAATACCTTGTTTACTATTACAGCTGCAATGATCAATTGAGGTATGTACAAGAGTAGAGGGTAATGTTCCTGTTCCTAAACTATTGCCATAAATTGCGACTGCTGCCTGATATCCATCTCCATAATAATCACCGAAATGGCAATCTCGAATGATTATGGAGTTGGCTAAACCATCTCTTTCCATTTCTAATGAAACAAACGGTGGGCGCTGAGTTGTTAAACTTGAAAAGAATACACAATGATTTATTTCTATATTACTAAGATCTGTTCCAGGAGCACTATAAATACAGGCATTACCTAAATTAATATAATCGCCTGCTGTATATACAATTGCAGGTGGATCACCAGCAGGTGGATCATATGTAAATACCATATCTCTAAATGCTATATTAGAATCGACTAAAAATCCTTTGGTCGAAGTAACTTGTATTAAAGTTCCATCACCCTCAAAAATCATTGGGCAATCAATACCAGTTAAATCAACTTCTGCATCAATTTGGAACGAACCTCTAACAACAACTCGGCTTGATCCAACTTGACCATAATTTCTCATCCAATTTGCGAGAGATTCAAATGTATGGAAGTTACCTGAAATATCTTCTGAACTTAAAACTAATTGATTATTTGCTGTTTCATTATATATAAGTTTGCGAACATCTTGAATATCACTAGCTGTTATTGTAACTGATGCAATGTTGGCTGTTACGACTGCAATTGGTGTTAAATCTTTTCTATTATTTACCAATTCCAAGAAAGTAACTGAAGGAACATAATAAGTTGTTACTCCGTCAGTTGCAAAATATTGTGTTTTTGTTGTGGTCAAAAGAATTGGAATTAATTTTCCATTTTCATTTACACAAATTGCCCAATCTACAGGAACTGCTGGTGGGGGAATTGGTCCTAAACTATTATATAATTCAGGAATTGTTACTGAACAATTATTTACAGTACAAATAGAACCATTTACTAAAGCAATGCCGCCTTTATAAAAAATTTCTTTATTATTAGGGGCGGGGCTTATATAATCAAGTGTAAATCCTCTAACTATACCATTTGCATGTAAATATCTTTCACCAGCATTTATAAAATCAACTGCAGAATTTGTAAAATCTTTTTCATCTACACTGCCAAATTGACGATGGTCGCGAACTCTTTCAACAACATTTTGACCAGTTGCTGGATCCCAATTTATTTCACAAGTTCCCGCTAAAAGAAACTCATCATCAGTTCTTAAAGAATCAAAGATTTCAATGTCAACATAGGTTAGTGGAGTTATTGCAGTACCTGGGAAAGCAACACCTGTTTCTTCAAATAATACATCTATATAATCAATATTAGTTTCATCATAGAATCTACAAGTAACATTTTTTCTACCAGTAGTTATTGGCCCAGCTTGTGTTACTAATTGGGGAACTGCATCTCGTTTGCCAATATATCCAGTATATTCCCCTGATGTCGCATCATAACTTAAAACCTCAAATCTTACATATTTATTTGCTGAAGTTGCTAAATCTTTATATCCTCTTAATTTAGGAGAAACCTCAATAATATGCCAGGCTGTTGTATCTAATAATGGGGCGGCGCCAGCTTGATAAATCATTCTAGCGCGTTCATGGCTAAATGTTTTACCAGTATCAGTTACAAAAATTTCATGATGGCGATGATAATTATCAGGAGTTGCGGCGGAATCAACCATATTATTTTGGTTAAAGCCAACTGAATCTTCTGAGAAATATAATCTAACTGGCAGCCCAGGCATACCAGAAGCTGCAACAGGAGCTCCTTGCGCATGAATTGAATTTAAAACAGTAATATATGTTTGATCTGGATTAACTCCGGGGCAATATGGATTAAATTGAACTGAATTAATTATAAATCTACCATAATCTACATCACTATATAAAGCATCAGAATAACCTACTGCAGGTTGGACAACAATTGTTTTTCCTTCTTTTAATCCTGCCGCTTTAAGATCTAGAGGTACTAAATAAGTAGTTTCAACAGTTGCTCCAATTTCATTTCTTGCTGTTATATATCCATCCCAATACCCATCATCATTAGCCGCATATGTTGGGGCAAATGAATCTCTTCTTGCCCCATTAACAATATAATTTCTTTCTTTTAATGGAACTAAAACTTTAGTTGGGAGTAATGCTTCTGTTGAATCTGAAAATGTTGATTGATATGATGGACTGGCTAAATTGGCATGATTCTGCCCCAAACCAAGAGCATCAAAATCATCAGTTGTTATATCCATTCCACCAATTACATTTTCAGTATAAATTCCGGTATTAAATATACCGCCATTGTTAACACCAGCAATAATAGCAAATGATGAATTGTTTATTGCATCAGCTAATTTCAGCCCAAATTCACCATTATATTCAAAAGCAATTAATCTATAATTGTATCCAGTTTCTCGTAAATTATCATTTGTTGTCTGAATAATACTATCTAATGTATATTGACCGGGAGTTGCTCCAGCATTTCCAGTTACATCAATAAATGGAAGAGATACTATATGATCTTCTGGATTTCCTGATGGATATAATTCAAGATATAATTTATAATGTGTTGTATCAAGTTGATTTGGATCAAAGCCAATACCCAAAGCAGTAGCGCCTCTGGGAGAAGACATAATAATACTGGTAAGATAATTATAAATTCCAATAGGAGTTGCATTTACGGCAGCTAAAGCTAATACACCATAAGTATTTTCATCATATCTTGCGCGATCAATTCTAGCAGTTGCTCCGGTTGAATTATAAAGATTGTAGCCATTAATTCTCACACACCATTCTGACCCTGGTGAAAATCTAATTGATTCTATTGGGAAAGATGCTTCAACACCATTCCCATAATTAATTCGAATAATATCTCCAACTTTTACTTGTGAAAATTGGGCATCGAATTTAAAATCTGTATTTGTTGGAACGAAACGAATAACATCATCACCAAATACAACGCTATCTACTGGTTCTGTATGAACTGGTCTAACTAAATAAGCTATTGCCGGAGTTATTTCAACAACATTCTCTCTATATCCATCTGGCAATATTGGTGATTGAGACCTTGAAATAGTGGGAATTGCATTAGCATGTTTAGTAGCACGATGCATTCCCATATTTAAAATTTCAGCCTGATCTAATTCTTCTAATGCTTTTTGAACATTATCAGAATCATGGGAAAGCTCTGTAAAATTATCAGTATCAACAGAAATAGCAGATGCTGTATGAGCATCTGTAACTTGATTTTGATGACCAGTTAAAGTATTATTAATTTCTTCCAAAGCTTCAGCAACATTTGCAGCAGCTAATTGATAACCATCTTTATTAATTAGGCCAGTCCAAATAAAAGGAAGATCTCTTGGATCATTTGGAACAGCGTTAATATCTATATGTGATGCGACGTGGCGTGCAGCAGATCCATCAGAAAGAATTGAAGCGCCAGATATATGAACTAATAAATCAGAGCGGGTTGTTAGAGAATATCCTTGTAAAGTATTTAATAGAACTTTATTTGATTGAATTTGGGCATAAAGATCAGCTGTACTATAATCTAGAGATAGTTTGGATTCTTGGATGCCAGCAGTTACTCCAACCTGAGAGTTAGTGATTGGTAATGATACTAAACCGATAGAAGTAAGTGCGGATGCTTTTATATCCCCATCAGCTGTTAATGATTTATTTAATCTTGTTGCAACATCTCCAGCAGAACTGGCGGGATTAATTCCCAACGATTCTTCTAAAGAAAAGACTGCATCACGCAATTGGTTAACAGCCTCTTCACCAATTTCTGTGATATTGTCATCAACTCGAATAATGGTTGTGTCGTCATCTATTGCGAAGGGGTAAACTGACATTCTGGATCCTGAATTTTATGGTTTGACCGATATCGATTATAATGTTTTTTCTTCTTCTGAACTTCCGGGAACAACAGATGCAGATGATTTTAGCCAAGCCTTAAAGCGGCCATATACGAAACTGCTTATCAAACCGCAGACAGCACTTAGAAGTGTTCTAGCAGATAATGAAGAGAAAGAATCCGGCCAAGGAAAGTCCTTCATTATTAATCCGAAAATAATACCAAAAACAATACCTAAAACAGGTAAAACTAGATCTCTCCAGTATTTATTTTCTTTTATATTTTTAAAAACAGTTTCTACAGCAGTTCTAACAACAAAAACTAACGCATAAATTCCAAGACAAAGGACTGATAATATCCCTAATGAAAACATACTAAAATCAAATTCCATAAATCTCCTTTTAAATTATAAATATATCACCATCTATATTGTAAAACTACAGCATCTATATAAATCGTATTTGGATTTGCATCTACATATGCCAATGTTACCGTCATATTACTTTCCCCATCTGAATCAATATAATATGTATTTGCATTTGTTGTATTTGTTGGCGTAATTAATGCGGTTTGAGAAACATCAGTTAAAGGATTAATTGCATCATTGTTTGATTTTGGAGAAAGATCTTGTAAATAAAGTGTGAGAGATCTTGTAGCCCCTGCATTAGCTGTCAAATAAGCAGAAACAGCAGCTGAAACTACATATGTTCCATGTGGAATTATTTCAAGAAGTGAAATCTCCCAACGAAAGCTAGATGGGTTTGGATTTACATAATCTAATTGCCAAGCAGCTCCTCCCAAAGGAACAGCTGCTAGTACAAGATTTGTGCTTGAAATATAAAACCCAGTTGCTCGGCTAATTTCTATTTCTTTTGTTTGATTCTTATTTCGTTCATATATAAATTTTCTATCTGTCATATCTGTTAAAAGAGTAGTATCAGCACCATCAGTTGTTGGACTACAGAAACTATTATCAACAATCATTCCTCTTGGAGATGTTGCTGTTGAATAAACAAAAATATATCCATTATAAATTGTTGTTAATGCAGCTGTTGCTAAATTTCTTCTTGAGAAATAGTTTTCCGAAATCATGACATCAAGTATTTTTGTTGCGCCTGTTGTAAGTTTTGGGAAAAGTCCAAGACATCCAAATGCTTTGGTAATAGCACCTGCAGGAACATTTTGATTATTTATATTTATATTATTATTTTTAACATTTATAATTGTTCCTTCAATCATTAAAGACGCTAAACTATCTCCATCAACAGAAATATCATGATAATTTATAAGATTTATTTCATTATTTGTTACTTTAGTAATTACAGGTTGAGCATCTATTACCCCAGTACCTTTTGTTGAAATAAAATTATTACAATAAAGAGCGCTTAAAGTATTGACACCAAAATTTGCCACATTATTAATTGTTGTTGTTCCATAAATTTTGGAATTTGTTACTGAAATATTACTTCCAGGAGTATCAATAAAAAGAACACCAACACAAGGAAGATCATTTGACCAGCCTGTTGCCCTATGATAAACTACAGTATCAGCACTTGAGGCATTACTTCCAAATACACAATTATCTATATTAACATTTCCAGTATTTATTCCTGGAACAAGATCTAAATCTTGAGCTATTGCCGCAACTGTATAGCATCCATAATGACCAGAAGTAGATACAAAATTAGAATTTGTTATTTTTATTTTTGGAGCATTATTATTAACAATATAAAGGCCAAGTGCTCCATTTTGAAAATTTGTTTTATCAATTGTAATTTTACCAGCCATATATAATGCCAAAGTTCTTATTGGCAATACAACACCCATAAAAGAATATATTTGATCCGGGCCATTAAAAGAACAATTATTTATTGAAATATTATAATAAGCATAAATTGCAATAAAATCCATTACTTCATCTAAAATTCCAGCACCAATAGGTGTTGTTTGAGCATATGTAGTACTACAAAAAATTTGACAATTTTCTATAGTACAAGTTTTTGTTTGAATATAAATAAAATTAGCAACTGTGCTCGCTGTTGCTTGAATTGAAGTTAATCCGCGACAATATATAGAACAATCTTTTATAGTTATACTTTGTGATAGTGTTATTCCTGCCCCACCCATTACTCCTGTAAGAATTGCCTGTCCAATAATTGAAAAATTACAATTTTCAATTATTGCATTTTCTGGATTGCCCATTATCAATGCTGCATAATTTTGACTTGTACCAGAAGAGTAGAAGAAACAATTAAGTACATGAAATATTGCTCTATTTGAAGCGCTTACCGTTCCGCTTTCAATTCCGCATCCACAATCATAAAAAATACAATCATTAATTAATACTGTTTTTCCATTAGTTCCAAACATTTCCGAAGTTTCTGGATTATTAAAAATAATACTTCTAGCAGTTCCATCATTAGTCATAAATTTAATTGATTTACATTCGGGACCAACAGAAGAATATGCTATTCCAGCTCCATTGTGCCACGTTCCGCCATTAAGAACAACGGTTGGATATAATCCATTTATTTTATTTCCTATTAACTTAAATCTTCCGCCTCTAACACTAGAAAGATTATATGTTCCTGGATTAAGAATAATTGTAAATGGATTTGATTTATTAGCTTCAAAAATAGTATCTAAAGAATTAATTCCAATAAAATCACCACTCGGCTCATTAACAGTAGGTGTACTAGACCCAACCGTAACAAACCAATCATTTTGTATATTTTGCCCCCAAGAATTTCCTGATTTTATCGCCCTAATAGTTGTTAAAGTTCCTGTATCATCTCTTAAAATACTGGGAAGTGGAGAAACAAGATTTGGCCCACCAGTGTTTCCTGTTATTACTACTTTAATATCAGTTAAAGTTCCATTAGTACTTGCTACTGCGAAACATGTGCCAACAGTTCTCCAAGTCCCATCAAATCCAACATGATAATTATTAGCAAAATTAGCATTGCATAAACTGAATGATACGAAACAATTATCAACAGCCGCTAAAGAAGCAATATCTTCTGTTCCAAATGTTCTTGCTCTGCATCCTTCAACTACTAAAAAGTCTGAAACACCTTCCTGGGAATCAAAATCTATTGCCGTTCTCACCCCATCAAAGAAACAATGCTTTACCTTTAAGTGAGACGCATAACCAGCAGGACTTTGATATCCGATTGCTCTTAATGTTTTAGTTCTTGCAGCTTCAGGGCCATCATCTACTCGCCCAATAAATCTAACATTTTCACATTCAAAATCACTTCCACTATTACATTTAATCATTGGGCAAGTTGTCATGGTAGAAATAATAACCCCACCACTTTTTACAACACCTTCTAAATTATCTGCCAAAATTATATTAAAGAATTTAACCTGATCTAAAGGAGACCCCATATCATGAGAAATTGCTCCGCCACCAGAATCTCCGCCAATTGACAAATCCTCATCCCCTCTGGAAATAATAAACATTGGAGTTTCACTTGTTTCCCCAATAATAGTAGTTCCAGAAATACCGCCCATTACACATATGCCTGCCGGAATAGTTACAGTTTGTGTTAAATGATATGTTCCTTCTAAAACTAATATAATACCGCCATTATCAAGACGCGAATCTGTAAAAGCTGCATTAAAAGCATCATAAACTGTTGGACATGCAAGAGATCCTGCGTTATAATCTCCTAATTCATATCCATCTGTATTGCCAATTGAAATAAATCCAGAACCTTGTGTACTTATTAAATGATACATCATATTTAATGTATCTTGAACTGTTGGAGCAGTTGGAAATGCTGGAAGAGGCGGCTCCATTAAAATATCTGGCGCACCATGCTGAAAATCTTCCCCTCTATAATGAGCGTTGAAATCCTGCTTGTGAACCGCCATAAATCCTGCTTGACGTAGTCTGGCATCTGCACTTGTATATCTGTTCACAAATTCCTCTTTAATAAATAAACAAAAAATCAAACATATATGAAAAAATGCGTAGCTTTACAAAACTATATTGTGTGTATGCCCTAAAGCCCCTATTACCACCCCATCTTGGACAATGTGGGAATGTCCTTCACTCATAGAAGTTGTCTGATTAATTTGAGATACTGCTAAAATATTCTCACTAATCATGATGGAATGAGTGTGTGGAAGCATTGTATTTCCAGGGCCTCGCATAAAAGCAATTGAAGTTGATATTGATTGTGGTAAAGTTGCGGTATTATCAACTGCTTTTACTTGGTACAATATATCAGTCTTACGAACTCTTGATACTTTAAATTTTTGAACGCCAGTATATCCATATAACGTTACATTTCTTGTTACTTCCATAACTTCATAGGTATATTCTCTTGCTCCACCACGATCATATCGAATAATTATATCTCTATCTTTTATTGGGGGAATTGCAAGCGTCCAACATTCTGGATTAAATTCACTTTCAAGACCATCATCCATAAGTTTTAAATCATCAGTTGCTGGTTCAAAACGAATCATAATTCGGCTATCACTTCTTCTGGAATTAATAAATTGATTATATCCAACAACAAATCCAACTCCATAACATTTTGGACATCTTGCCTCTGGATGTTCCATATTAGCTATAAAACAACTGCATCTAATTCCAGTTCTTTGTCGCTGCATTAAAACAACCGGCTCTCCAACTTGATCCAATAAAACTTCTTGTCTCGCCATGGTAGCTTCCCAAACTGGAATATTTCTTAACATGCCTCCAACTGATCCATATCCATCAGCACAATAATATTCCCCACCAATATAGGAACCAACACACCCACCATTTAAGAAATCTTTTGGATCTCTTCGGTGCCATCCTTTAAAATCATATGTTCTAAAATCACCCTGAGAATCTGTCGTCTCTGTTAAATCAGTTGTTAAAATATCAGTTGTAACAGTTTTATATCCATCCATATTTGTAAAGGCATTATATGGATAAGCAAATTTAGGAGTGGCTTGCATTATTACTTCATTATCTTCTTCAGCTCCCGCCCAAAATTTAATGATAGGACTTCTCATTATTGTCCCATCATATCCATCTACATTATGAAGAGAGACTGTAGTTCCTAAAAACCCCCTATCATCTATAGAACTTGCAATTAAATATCCATCTACAAGATCTACATTAGAATATTGAATTAATTCCGCACCAATTAAAACTATGCCATATGATGGAAATGTTTGAATATCTGTAATTGGAATATTAAGAGTTAAATCTGTAATATTATATCTTAAAATTGCTTCTGGATATGTTTTTAAAGTATTAATTCCATCTGGTAATCTATTAAGATTCATCCAAGATGGTTGGTATGCAAAGGCTTTTACTGCAAAATAATAAGTATCACCAACTGTTAATTCTATTATTTCAGCTTTTAAAGTATTTGCTGACGTAGAAACATATTTAGGTCCTTCAGTAAAAACAGATTCTTTTTCAGTAGAAAAATATATGTTATACGCAACCACATATGAACTAGTTGGAGGGTATGCTTTATCCCAATTCATAGCAGTAGTATATCCGTCAGCGTGTGGAACTACTAAATTTATTCCGCCTTCAGTTCCAGGCATATATATTGGGGGCATGAAATCACAGGACATATCTAAACCTCTTGCTTTATGCGAAAATATTATACGAATATTACAACATAATGAAGAGGAAGTATGCCTGTTATATTTGAACAACAATCTCCCTATGAATTTATCAGAGTTATAGATGATGGAGATTTGCGTTCTTTAATATTTGATAATGAAGGATCTCAAAGTACAATTTCAAAAACTAATCCAGATCAAATAATAATGGAATATGTTGAGATAATGTTTAATTCTCTTATAAATAAAGATCCAAATAGAGTTTTAATATTTGGTTTAGGTGGTGGGGAATTGGTAAGTAAATTAAATAAAAAATATAATAAGTTAACAATTGATGCAGTTGAGGTAGATCCCGTAGTAATTAAAGTTGCGCATACATATTTTGGGCTTTCATATAATGAAAGAATAAATATTTATATGGCAGATGCATTAAAATTTATTCAAAGAGCTGAGAATATGTATGATGCTATATTTATAGATGCATATGGAAAAGATGGAATGCCGACTCATTTACAATTTGATGGGTTCTTTCAAGAAATTAAAGATCATTTAATTAAAGGTGGATTTGCGGCGATGAATTTATATAAAATGCATTTAGATAGTTTTGCGGCCAATAATTTTAAGGATATATTTCCTAAAAATTGGTCAGAAGAAACAATTTTTGGTGGTAATGTAGTTTTGTTTGGAGAAAATAATGGATAATTTTAAAGATCTTGATGGCTTTGATTGTGTAGAGGGAATTTTAAGTATATTTAGTAATGTCCTATTGAAATTAGGACAGGCAGAAGGACCCGTATCAAAACCTTTTAAAGCTGCCACTAAAGAAGTTAGGTTATTTATTGCAAATTTAAAACAAGATTTAACTGCATTACTTAATCAGTTTCAAAGACATGCAGAATTAAAAAGAAAGTTAGAAGAAGCATTAATGGTTTGTGTCTCAATATTAACAGCAACTGGGGAAGAAGTTGATAAATTTGAAACACAAATGAAAGATCTTGGAAAGAAACTTGAAGAAGCAACTATAGAAGCTGGCAAAGCGGCAAAAGTAGATTCCCAATCAGATGCGAAAATATATTGGGGAAGAATTATTCAATTTCTTCAAATGGCAGTTAATCAAACAGCCATATTTGCTCGAGATGTTGCCAAAATAACTACTATGGAAAGTCCAGTAAAAAGCCCTGTTAAAGAAGAACCATTTGAAAGTACTCCCAAAGATTATGCTTTTTATATTGAATTAAAAGATGGATTAGATAAAATTCTTCCAGCATATATAGAATATAAACATGAGCAAAGATATGCTGAGTGGTATTTTAGAGCGATTGATGCAAGAACGTTTACTCAAAATATTATAAATGCTATGGTTAAAGGATTAGATTATGACAAGGATTACGACTTTTTATCTAATTCCCTCAGCCTAGCAGTAGATGAGCTTCGAAAAGTTACGCCACAGGTTACAGAAAAAGAAAAAGAAAGTGTAGATTATCTCAAGAGCTTCTTTGAATATTATAAATATAATGTTGATAAATTAATGAAAACACCTTAATTCATTCGTAATCTGTTAACTTATATATATTACAATCCTGATGAATGCATCTAGTCCAATCATTTGACAAGAACCAATGCCATCTTTTTGGGAATTGTGGATTAATATAATTCCCATATCCATCTGTTATTACAAAAATAGCATCTGGATATTTTTTTAAATCACCTTTAATAATTTCATTTTGAATATATCTTTCAAGAATATCAAAAGAAGTTCCGCCAAATCCTTTTAATATACCATCTTTCAAAGAAACTGGATAAACCCTAGTATCGAAACAGAAAACAGAAATATTAAATTTTTCTGTTGGTATTGATCTAGCAGCTTTAAAAAATCTCGGAGCAAATGAAGCACAAGATCC